TATAGCCCATGACCAGTATTGTGAAGCCATCTCTGGTCATAGCGTATGCCGATTGTTTTCTGTTCCATATGTCTGTATAAGAGGTCGGCTGAAAATTCAGCTGACCAAAATCTTCACTTAAACCGGAATCAGGAGCAATAATTCTACGAATATCAGCTAAAACGTTCTTGTGTTCCTTTTCAAAAAACTGAGCAACAAATAGGCTATCAACCCTTGCAGTATCATTGGTGTCTGCAAAAACACCATATTTGTCTTTTGGAATTAATTCTTTCATCTGATTTCCTCCAATCTTAATCTGCTGCAATCTAAGCAGTACACTGCCGTGCCGTATAAATCACTTTCACCATCATTAAACAATTCTACAAGGTCAATACCAACCTCACATCCGCAGCCGGGGCAGGTACAGAACACATTGTCATCATGAATTTCCACTGTGACCAAAACCGCATCACTTAAATTTTCTTTTACATAAAACATATATAAATCCTCCAATCTTTATGGCGTCATTGCCTGCTAACACCCAAAGGACAGGAGGTATGGTTTTGAGTACCATATATTTATTTTTTTTGAGGACGTCGGTTATGTTGTTGTTCTTGAATTGTTATCCATCGACAATTTTCAGGATGATAGTTGCCATCCGGGTTAATTCGGTCAATAGTAAGCCCCGATTGATAGCCGGATCTCAACGCCCATTCTCGAAATGGAATATATTCATCCCATTCTTGGCAGACAGAAATGCCTCGAGCTCCGTAATAATGAAAATCTTGATTTTTTGGATTACGACATCGTTGGCGCATTTGACTCCACACTGCCCGTAATGGCTCATTGTAATATCCATGTTTAGTAGATTTTAAGCGCATATAATCCCGTCGTAGACATCCGCAGCTTTTTGTGTTTCCACGTCTTAAACTATTAGCTTGAACTGATATAATTTGACCACAATCACATAAACAGGAATATACAACTCTTCGTTTGACGTTTGGGAGCCTATTATTTACAGTAAGCCTTCCAAATCTCATCCCAGTAAGATCAATAAAATTATTTCCACCTCTCATACCCATCACCTAATCTTTCTGGTAGAAGCTACATTCATATCCATCCGCACGAAGTAATAAGTCTTTTGCCCAGGATGGAAGTTGACACATTTGCTTACATATGGATTCCACAGTCATGTGTTTTTCAGCCTCGATGACGACTTCATCATGAATGTGCATTACGATAGGGAAGTGGCGTAGATTCTGCAGAGCATGGCAAAGCAGATCTCTGCTTATTGCCTGCACAATATTTTCAACAAATTTTGGACCGTAGGACTGTATTCGTTCCCACTTTTTCACCCCACTGACACCTTCGTAAGTTACACAGTCTGAACCAAATTGATTAGTTCCGATTCTCGGCTTTACATATGCAAGGCGTCTGCTGGAAGGGAGCGTTATAAAAAGCATTCCGCTTTGATAAGTAAAACGGATGCCATGTGTTTCAGTTGTAGTTCTATCCTTAACTGCTTTTAGGGTGGAACGGTCAACATCCCACCAAAACTTTACTATGTTTGGATTGGCAGCACGCCAAGCTGTGACAAGCGGTTTAAGTTCTTCTTCGGTCAAACCCATTTCAAGAGAGTCCATGGCTATAAGTGCACCCACAGAGCCACCGTAACCAAGCGCAAGTTCTGCGATTTTACCTTTTTGTCGTAGTGGAGAGCCTTTAGTAATTTCTTCAATGGGGACATGGAACATTTGACTTGCGGATGCTTCATAAATCTTGCCATGGGTAGCGAACACCTCATTACGCCATCGTTCACCTGCAAGCCAAGCGATTACCCTCGCTTCAATCGCCGAGAAGTCAGCAACTATGAATTTGCATCCTTCATTGGGAATAAAAGAGGTACGGATAAGCTGTGATAAAACATCAGGAACAGAATCATAAAGCAGTTCTAAAGCTATATAATTACCGCTTCGAACTAAAGCACGAGCCTGTTCCAAGTCGGGCATATGGTTCTGAGGCAAATTTTGCAATTGGATTATGCGTCCTGCAAATCTCCCTGTTCTATTAGCACCATAGAATTGAAACATTCCACGAGCTCGGCCATCAGAACATACTGCATTTTCCATAGCGGTGTATTTTTTTATAGATGATTTTGCTAACAATTGTCTTAGTTCAAGTACATTTGCAAACGGCTCTGGTGCTGTCTTTAATAGTTCTGATACAGCTTTTTTATCAAGAGAGTCAGTTTCAAGGCCGTGTTCAGCAAGCCATGTTTTCATTTGTGATACTGAGTTTGGATTTTCTATATTAGTAAGAGCAGTAATTTTTTTTGTTATATCTATGCGTGAAATCTTATCAGCTTCAATAGCGTGACTTACTAATGTCATGTCTAAAGCAACACCACGGTCGTTTATTTCCTGATCCAAATGGTATTCATTCCAAATGCTATCCGGTACGGGAAACTTTGAAAGTTTATCTTGTATGGACAGTTCAGTTTCAACATCGCGCTGGTTATATGCCTTGAATGCTTTCCACTTATCAGGTGCATCAATTGGAAGGTTACGTATGCGTTCATTATTAGAAGCAGAGGGTTTACATGGTTTGCAAAAGTAACGAACAAGGTCTTTTCCTTCTGTTAATTTCTGCTTTTCTAAACCTAATACAGCTCCGACTCCTTGAAGATTAAGGGGGAGACCCATATATGCTGACCAAACCATTGTGCATTTCCATGATTTAGGGTCAAGGTACTGACCTTCAGGTAGACCCAGCCATTTTGACAAACAGATGCGTTCAAACTGAGCATTGAATGCCCACTTAATTATGCTGTCATTTGTAAGTGCGCTGATAACTTCAGAGGGTATTTTTTTGCCACTTAATAGGTCAATTACATTAGTTTCACTGTTATCAATTGAATAACCAAAGAGAAGTACTTCAAAATCTGATGATTCTGAATAGCGGTAAACCCCGCTTTTGGCGAGGTCTACACTGCTAAATGTTTCTATATCTATACTTATACTCCTCATGAGAGGAAGTCCTCATCTGGGTCAGTTGCAAAATCGTCTTCAGCACTTACCTTGCCGCCAAGAGGTTCACCATCACGAATTTTCTGTAGATTATTCAACCCGCAGGCGATACCGCGGTTGCCGTTACTATTAAACGCGTAAAAGTTTATGCTTGCTCTTCCATATACGCCGCTGTAAACCTCTGAACGGGTAAGAATAACATTTAAATCTGCATCAACAATTCCAGGAGCAGTTGAAGAATTTGCATTGATGAAGTAGGAATTTGCATAGGCCTCATCGTCTGGGCGCTCAGCGTCGCCATCACGTAAGGGAGTCTTAATAGCAGAAAGAGCAGGAACTGTTTTACTGTTTCCTTTTAGTTTAGATTCACCTTCACGGTAAGCAGCTTCAATAGCAGCTTTTATTTTTGCTAAAATACGAGTTTCGGTTTTGGGAATAATCAGGCTGACACTGAACTTTGGAGTGCCGCCGTTTATTGATTTTGCCTCCCAGACATTTACATAAGACCAGCGAGTATTTGGACTTGTTATAACCTTAGTAGCGTTGTTATTTACTTTGTTTGTATTATTTGACATTAGTTTTTCCTCCTAAATTTCATTAAAGTCTTGTTTTGCTGTATTCATTGCCGGCCTTTTATCGCTTTCCGGTACAAGCGTTGGTCTACCTTGCGGTTTTTCAATATAACTTTGGAGAATTTCTTCAAATCGTTTTTTGCCTATAAGGGCGGTCATGGCGGTGATGCCGAGCACCTTATGTTCATATGGGTCAAATCCATGAGCACGGACAGCTTCAGCAACTGCTGCTTCATCTGTGTATCTACGGTTAGCCCTACCTTCAACTAACTTCCAGTTGTTCCACTGTTTCCCGCTGATGGCAGCAGTAAGAGCGTAGTCCTTTATGTCTGATGCCCAAGAGATTAATCCATCGATTTTTTCGAGGATATCCTCAACCTCATCATCAGTAAGAAGTGGTGGAAGCTTAAAATCATACTTGGCAAGTTCCATGTTGCTTTCAGCTCTTTCACGGCAGTCATGCTTTGCTTTACAAAATTGACACCATTCGCCGCTGCTATATTCGCCTTCACCGGCATAAGCAAGTTTAGCTGTTGGTTTTAACACTTCATTTGCCCATTGGTATAAGGATTCCTTTGATACTGTGTAGGTAGAAATGTTATCTCTGCGTGGTTGATAGATGGTCATTGAAACTGTGTCAATATCGTAGATGCAATCAAAGATTTCTAAACTTCCTAAAGCATAGAGCTGCATTTGAGTATTACCTTCAGCTTCAACAAGTAATCCTTGCCCATGCTTATAATCCACAACATGGAGAGTCCCGTCAGCAATAATCAGGCAGTCGCCTGTGCCAAAACCACCCTCAACATATTTTGAGTAATCAAGTCGTTGTTCGATAAGAACAACTGGGTCGCCGCATTTTTGTTTGGCTGTTTCAATTAATTCAAGTATGTATCCAGCATAGCCCTCAGCACATTCTTTCATTTCTTCATCGTAGTAGGGGAGGTGGGGAGTAGGGTCTTTGGTTGAGATACCAAGAGCGACCTTTAACTTATACTCACAAAGAGAGTGTGCGTCAGTACCTTGTGCAGCATAGTCACTGCCTTTATCTTCATAACTTTCGCATAGTCTTGCAGATGGCGGACAGTTTATCCATTTGTTGGAAGAGGAGGCTGAAAGCAAACTATGTTTACCCATTTCCTAACACCTCAGCTTCCGCAAGCACTGCAGGATATTGTGCCGGGTTAATTTGTGACAATTTAGTAGCACCATACTTTTCGAGTAAAGCTCTAACTTCTGCTGTATACCCGTTTCGTGATTTTTCTGCAAGAACAGCTCGGACTTCCTCTAATGTAAGAGTTTTTTCTTTTGAAACTGTGGCATCTTTTTCTGACTTCTCAGTGTTTAATGATTCACCTGTACCGCTAAATAAGTCAGAGAGTGATTCAGATATGTTTATGAGGGTATCACCGCAGTTTTTTAGCTCAGTTATTAGAAGGGATAACTCATTCATCTTGCCCATCAGGTTTACCTCCTTCCGGTTGTCTTGATAGTGCATTTAGCTTTCTTGCCAATCTTTTTGATATCACGCTGATTGCTATGAGAACATCTGCTAACTCTTCATCGATTTCAGAGTTGCATTGTTCTGTGTCTGTTTCTTTTGTCTTTGTATTCATCTTTACCTCCGTTAAAGGGTTGTTTTTATTTCCCTCAACAATCAAAGGACAAGATATATAAAATTGAGTACCAAATTATAAAAATTCTTTTTAAAATGAACTGCCCTCTGGTATCAGCAAGACATCAGAGGGCTTGTATAAGTAATTAGTAGTAAAAATCTTTTAAGCGTTCCCTAAGTTGTGTAAATAGCTTAGCTTTTCTTTTGTTTATTGCTTTTTGTGACTTGCCAATGATGTCAGCAATTTCACGCTCAGACTTGCCAATGCTGAAGAGCTTCATAATCCTACGGCTATCAGGATCGAGTTCTTCTAATGCTGCATATAGTTCTTCTAACAGCATTCTGTCGAGTACCATATCAGCAATGTCTACATGGTTAGATGGTTCAAATCCATAATCTTCTTCAAACCTATCCAGTGACAGTACACTGCCTGTACGTTGCTTGTCACATTTGCTGCAGTCAGCCGTGCAGCGTTTTGTTCCTCCTTTTCCGTTGCTTATATAGCAACGCTTTTCTCTTTCTTTTCGCTTGTGTTCTGCCCAAGCAGGTTGTTTGTATGCTCTGTAAACTTCCTCTGTGACAGGTATTTCTTTTCCGTTGATTTTGATGTAGCGTTCTTTCTTTGTCTCTTGATTTTCATTGTTTTTCATTTTAAAAATTCTCCTTTTTCGATTGTTTTGTCGAAATGAAGAATTCTTTAGAATGACAAACTAGACCACAGAAAGTAGTTCAACAGCCCTAAAGGATTTCTCCATTTCGGACTGCAGCCATATCTTCCCGGTGGTCAGTTGCAGTATTATTTGATTTTTACATATAGCACCGAGAATACCCTGCGCAGACGGTTGCTATATGGTGGTTTAAAGGTTTGGTTTTTATCTATTACCTTTACTTAAAGACATTTTACATCTTTTTATATTAGCTTGATACGATTGAGACTTGCAGAAAACTTGTAATAAAGTTGCAAGCTGTAAAGGTTAGAAATATTATCATTTATAGTTGTTTTGGTGCTTAATTAAAGAGATGGTCAGCAAAGAAAGATAGAATGCTTGTATTAAACAATTTAGGTTTGCAAATTCAAAGTTTACATTTGAAAATGCTGATATTTGTGGTATAATATATTTAATTATAAATTTTTATGTAATTATTAAAATGGGGGGCGGTGAAATGTTATATAGCTATGATAAGCTTTGGAAACTCTTAATTGATAAGAAGATGATAAAGAAAGATTTAATGGATGCTACGAAAATTACATCTTCTACAATGGCTAAGTTAGGTAAGGATATGCCTGTTAGTTTGGAAGTACTTGCTAGAATTTGTAAAGCTCTCGATTGTAACATAGGTGACATCGTGGATGTAATCAACAAGGACTAAATGATTAAATATCAAAAGGGGTATTTTATATGGGATGTTTTTGTTTTGCTTCATACGCGAAAATTTTATTATCTGGAAAAGTTCAAGGGGTAACAAATATTAGCCTCTGCAATAAATTACTTGGGTCAGTGGGAGAAATCAATTCTATTTCAGATGCTAGTGTCTCACATCTTCTTGGTTGTACACAAAACATTTCTCCTTATACTATAGATTGTGTCCGCAAAGCTGATCCAAATGTTATACTAAGTTATTTTGATAAAGAAATAGTAAAGTTAATAAATGAAAATAAGCGGAATTCAGTAGTCATTGCTCTTAAAGAGTTGATATTATCTGATTCTTCGATTTCTGGTAATACACGTTTAGGTAAATTGGATGATATAACAAAAGATTCATTGGCTAAGAAGGATAGTTTTATATTTTCTGTTTTTCTTACTGATCTATTTTTATATGCTGTAATTAATGTAGAAAATAAATTAGGAAAGAGTAAAATTAAAGAAATTACAAAAAAATATGCAGAATTATTTGAATCAAGAAGAAATGAGATTATTCTTGATACTTCAACATTAGTAGCAACAGCCAATATTCCAAAAACATTAAAGGGAAAGAATTTTGATAAGGTTTTCACTGAGGTTTCGCATACAGGTAAACTTGGACTAAGTAATCCGAATCAATTGCGTATATTCCGATTGAGTATGGAAAATAATGAATTTTCGTATGAAGATTTATTAAGTTTTTTAAAAACTAACATTGGAAGGTATGTTTAT